GTAAAGAAAGATGATGAAATTATACTTACTATTTACTGGCATCCTTTAACTATTGCTGAAAGAGAATCAATATTAAAGAAATCAGGTAATGAAGATGCAAATGACTTTGCTTTGGCATTAATGATTCAAAAAGCTTTAGACAAGAAAGGCGAAAGACTTTTTCAAGATGGAGATAAGGCTTCATTAAGAAGAGAAGTTGAAGCAAACATCTTGCAGGAAATACAATTAGCGATGATGGAAGCAGGTATAAATAAAGATGGAGAACAGGCTGAAGCCGATCTAAAAAGCTGATAAATTAATGTTTTTTATGTTTTCTTTGGCTAAAGAGCTAAAGATGACGGTTAAAAGACTTGCAGATGAATTAACTATGGAAGAATTGTTAGGTTGGTCTGCTTATTTTTCTATTACAGAAAAAGAA